CACTGCGCGCGGCTATTTGCCGCGCGCAGTGATTTGTTTGATTGTACTTGACAGTCTTTTGTTGTACTCGACCTTTTCGTCTAGTGTGTTGACATTTGATTGTCCCACTCGACCATTACGTCTTGTATTTACCTTCGACTCAAAAATTTATTCTAAGTATCGGCTGTGCTAAACTAGCAGTCACCCCCCCCCCCCCCCCTGTTTGTTGTACATATTGTACATACATTGGAGACCAAGAACGACGGTTATTGGAGCAGTGTTGCTCCGACAGTCCGTGTCCTCTTGTTTTTGAGGTTGGAGCACTAGTGCTTCGACAGTCTTAGACATCAGGGAATTGATTTTGCATTTACTTACATATTATTATTATCTATTAAAAACATAAAAATTTATATTTCTTCTACATATTTTCATTTGTACATTATTTGAAAACCATAACGACGGTTATTGCAGCTTTGTTGCTGCGACAGTCCGTGTCCTCGATGTGAGGGAAGGGTAGGTCAGGCTGTCACCTGACCACATGGAATTAGTTCCACAATTTATTTTCAACTAATCAAAGTTTTGAATTACGAAAAACTAAGATTTAAAGTTGTAATCTACAACAGCTATACGTTTATTGTATTCGGCGTGTAGTGATATCAAAGAATCACCCGGTTCTCTTGTATTCCAGGGACAATATCTCCTTGAGCATTATGGTGTAAACCCACCGGAGGCTCTAAAGATCTGTAACAATGGTAACGACCAGAGACGGTCATGTTTTTTCGATAAAAAGAGAGGGCTTGATTACAGGTGGATTCCAGCCTAATAATGGAAACGGTCCCTGTGGCGATTCACAGGGCGCGACATCCGCGAGAGAGAGAGAAGAAACTCATTCGGAATCATTTCCGGAAGGCCCAATGAAGAAATGCTTCGGCAAATCTAAGGGCAGAGAATCTTTGAAATCTAACAGGCGATGTGATCGTCGAGTATGCAATGATCCTAAATGCAGGAAAATATGCAAGCTTGACTCACTAGCCAGCACCACGAACACCTCCCGACAGGCCATTAATGGCTCAAAGTCTGGGGATGCCGAGTGTCTAACTCGAAGAGATGTTCGAGTTCTCAACCAACAGTTGGGACTCGATTTCCTTAAAAGTAACAAGAATGTAGCACTCAAGCTCTTATTTGCAGTTGCTAGTACGAAGTTACCAGAGGGCGGCCTCCATTTACTGGAAGGCTTAGCTCTACTGGCGTACAACATTACGTTACAAACCACAACCAATGGAATTATCGGTGTGATAGCTCAGTGGGCCCACGGCCACCTGACGGAATCACTCTGCAAGCACGCTTACGCTATTGTGAAAAATCTCACAGGCGCTGGCACTTGCACCGAACAATCCAATGCGACACCTGACTGGCTTGATTGCTTGCGTGACGCCCGTACCAATTGGGCACTCTGCAAGTCTAATCGAGCCTTTAAGCAATTGTCTAAACTTATCGGGGTATGTGTTAGTATGGGGTTGTGTCAAGCATCGAACTTAACGTTCAATATTGGCACCTATAACCTCTACACACCCGAAATTTGTGACAGACATATGTCCACTTTCGATATGTTCGATGCTGTCTTTGATACGCTATCCTTCTTTATTGAGGGATTCTATCTATGTTTTACGACAGGGTCTTTACGACCGTTGTTGTTGAACGACAGGACGGCATTAGAACTTGATACCGAGTATGCACAAGTCCAAGCGTGGTATTCGTTAGCGACTAATGGCAACTTGTATAAGTTTGCTAGAGTCACCGACCATGATTTTGAAAAACGTATGAACCGACTGGCTGTCTCTCTGAACACCTTGGCACAATCGCTAAAGGCACCGGAGAAGAACATCGTCATTCAACGCTATCAGAACATTTTGACCATGCAGAACGACTTTGTTGCTGCAAAGATATCTTCTGGAATTCGACACGCCCCCTGGGCTTTTACCTTATTTGGTGAAAGTTGCCAAGGGAAAACTACTTGTGGAGACCAACTTACTGAAGCACTGCTAATCAGTCAAGGAATGGATCCCGATAAAAGTAGAAGGTGTGCCTACAATGCGGGCGACAAGTTTATGTCCAATTGGACGTCAGATAAATTAGTAATGATTTTCGACGACCTTGGCAATGACAAGTCCGATTTTGTAGAGAAAGCTCCAACAAGATCTCTGCTCGACGTTATCAACAACCAGATGTTTTACGCGCCCAAAGCTGAACTAACTGCTAAGGGCAAGTGCTTCGTGGAACCGTGGATAGTGTATGCTACGACCAACGTGAAAGACTTAGGTGCTCGAGTTTACTCTGAGTGTCCTTTTTCTATTCAACGACGGTTATACAGCATCACTGTCAAGGCGCGACCCGAATTACAGCGTAATACTGATGGGATCAATTGTGGATTAGACCCCGCTCTTGTCGAGAGAATGTACATCGATAAGGGCGGAACGAAGCCTGGCATAGAGGATCTCTGGCTGTTGACTGTGGAACACGCTGTCCAGCCTCATGATCTCTCCAATGCGGGGAGTTACGTCCCCGTTGTCTATGAGGGTACACCCCTCGTTGACGTGCCAATGGCTCGAGTTGTCCAATGGGCCACACAGTCGTTTGCAGACCACGTACGGCGTCAAAGAGTTATGCTCGATGATGCCAACTCTCGCAAGCACAAAGTCAAGAAGTGTAGTGTTGAAGGATGCACCCATATTAATGGTATGTGTCCCCACCATGCTGCAACTCCAGACCCAGTGCCTGACACGGAGAGTGATGCCACGGCAGACTTCACGGATGAAGCCATGTCCCTCAGTAAGTTCAAGAAACTAACTAAGCGAGACATAACTGCCTGGTACCAGTGGTTTACAGACGCGTCTTCTGACAACACTCAGAATGACGGTGCAGACCCACATCAACTCTTGTTGCGCGATGAAGATCTCACTACTGCGGTAAAACCCGATGAAACTCAGGATTCCAACGATTATGCTCGTTGGCTCCGAGAGTGTCGTACTGGGTGCGCAGAAGTTTGGCATAATCACTACTCCAAAGAGAAGCAAGAAGAAGCCCTCGATAACCAGCTAGGCATGGCCAATACTGTTTCGGCAGTTATGGACGTCCTTTCTGGATCGGGATTCATCTATGATTCATTTGAGAGAGTGAATAAGCGTGCGGACGAGATGGTAGCGGAGACTATATACAAGGAAGCGAAGAAATTCTTCGACGCTTACCATTACATACAGTTACTCCCTTCCTCCTTTTTCCTACGCCCTGATGCCAAGAGTTATCTCGCGTGGTTCTTTGTTGATCGAATTGATAAGAATTACGAAGGTATGGCACGACAACGCTGGGCACACCTTGCCGCGTTCAATGTCATTACCACGATCTGCTACGTAGGTTCGCTTTGGTGCGTGCCTACTATATCCTTCCCTCAATTTATGTTTTATCTCTTTTCTGCCATGTTAGCAACTTTTACCATTTCCCTCTTTATCACACTGTCCGTGATTAAGGATCTTAGGGATAAGGCTGAAGATGATTTCGTGGAAGAAATGATCGCATTAAACCTCAATGTCTACCCCATGTTCAAGGACATGCGAGACAAGTATGTCGAGAACTTCGGCAAACTGCTCGCTGGGGCGGCATTTCTGTACACAGCTCGTAAAGTGTATAGAGAATACTTTCAAGATCAAGATCCTGTAGATGTGCAGGGTTCATTAGAACCAGCTGACGAACAGGAAGTGATCCAGAGAGATTCTGAGGTTAACCCGTGGGGTGCTGTAGTCGCTAGATCGTTGCCAATAGGAACGAAGTCTAAGCGGATGTCACCAGAGCATCTGGACAATTGCGTTCAGAAAGCTCTGGTCTACGGCACCATATTACACCCCGATGGAAATGGGATTATGAATTGCGTTTTCCTACGTTCTAATGTCCTCCTCGTACCTGACCACTACTTCGTGTGTTTCGGCGATGAGTTGAACTGTGAATTTAGAAAATGTAATCCGGAGACCTGTGGTGGTCGCTTTACAGCATCACTACACATATCCAAATCCCACCTCATACCTGGCACAGATTTACGTCTGTGTTACATATACAGCGGTGGAACGTACAAGAACATTATCGAGTACTTCCCGCTGACTGAGATGCCTCGTGTACCCTTTAGGATGCACTGGAGGAAAAAGGATGGATCCTTCATCACAGCAAAAGGTATGACCATACCAGGCTATGCTACCACCAGCGGACGAACTCTAGCGGGCGAAGCGCGCCCTGATAAGAGGTTCATTGGTGGACACTATGACAGACTCACAATCGACACTTTTGGAGGACTATGTGGTGCGACCCTAGTTTCTGAAACTAACGGTTGTACTATCATCGGAGTCCACTTAGGTGGTGAGGCTGGAACGCCTGTTGGGTGTTACGGGAGCTTGACGCGAGAGAAAATTGAGACGGGTGTTCTCGAACTTCGCAAGTGTACTGGAGTCATATTGACTGGCGACGAAAGTGCCTTTAGACCGGAAGTCTTAGGTATTCAAGTCATGAAGCCAGATCCATTACATGTGAAGAGCCCGATTCGTTACATGCCCCACCAATCGCAGATCCAATATTTTGGCTCGTGTATCGGCCGTACCGTCAGTACAACTGGCGTGGTTACGACACCGATAAGTCAATATTTGGACAACGTGTGCGGTTCTAAAAACATCTACCATGGCCCCAAGTTCAAACCGGACTGGAGTGGCTGGCAGACGTGTTTGCAGAACATGTCACACCCTGCGAAGGAATTTCCCGCGCCGTTGCTTGATGTGGCGATCAAGGATTATATCGAACCTTTATTGGTCCGTATCCGAGATCCCAAACTCAAGTGGAACGAGGCGCGTCCCCTCAATGATGTGGAGAATTTAAACGGTATCGATGGGATACGTTTTATAGACTCAATCAAATTGGGGACAGCCATAGGATTTCCTCTGACAGGGCCTAAGAGAGACAGAGTTATAGAAGTAACACCTGAAGATGGTTCTAAACCTTATCGGGTTCTTGACTCAGCTCTCCTTGAAGAGATAGCTACCGTAGAAGCTCTCTACGCTGAAGGACTACGCGCCTTTCTAATTGCAAAAGCATGCAAGAAAGACGAGATTGTCTCAAGCGAGAAATGCCGCATCTTCTTTAGCAATCCCTTGGCCCTGACCTTTCTCATCCGAAAGTACTACCTACCTATATTGAGGTTCTTGCAAATGAATCCACTACTCGCAGAGTGTGCAGTAGGCATTAATTCGCATGGCCCCGAATGGGAAGTCCTTCACAAATTCATTTTTAAATTTGGGGAGGAACGCCTTTATGGAGGCGATTATGGTAAGTACGATCAAAAGTTGTCATCACAGCTCATTATTTCATCTCTCCGGATCTTAATTGATCTTGCGCGAGAGTGTAATTATACCGAAGCTGATCTAGCTATTATGGAAGCCATGACCGCGGACATCGTGTACGCGTACATTGCATTCAATGGTGACCTCGTAGGCTTGACCTCGGGCACCCATATTAGCGGTAATTCACTCACTGTGATCGTCAATGGCATATGCGGGTCTTTAAATTTGAGATGTTATTTCTACACTCTTTATAAGCCCGCGTCATTTGAAGATCGAATGAAGTTCCGCGATTATGTTAGCTTAATCACCTACGGTGATGATAACATTGGCACAGTACACCCTGATGCGTGGTTATTCACGATAAAAGGGTGCTCCTTGTTCTTATTCGAATATGGGCAGATATATACCATGCCCGACAAATCGTCTGAGTTACAAGATTACTTGCCAAACGGGGGTTTCGAGTTCCTGAAGAGAAGCAGTATGTTCCATGACGCCTTAGGCGTTCATGTCGGAGCGTTAGCGGAGAAGTCAATCTTCAAATCGCTACACTGCTATATCAGGGAACAGAATTCCCCCAACCTGCCGGGATACGCATGTGCTCTCAATATTGATGGAGCTATGCGCGAGTGGTTCAACCACGGTCCGCAGGTCTATGAGAAAAGGAGGATGGAAATGCAGCAGGTCGCTGACCTGGCTGGGATTCGTCATCAATGTTCGGGATTAGATTCCACATATGATGACAGGGTAAGGGATTGGTACGCGACGTACTATCCTGAACCCACCGTCACTCCAGAGACGTAAAATCTGGCCCAGTTTCAAATCTGATGGAAGCAAAATTGAGCTTGGTGTATGGTTACCGTGTGTCTTAGTATTTGTATGTTTAGTTAATATATATAGGCTTCACCAAGCAAAGGGTCCCTGATGGGGAATCATCGATGAGTACACCCTGCTCAAATAAATGTTCAAGTCCAGTGCAGTGATCTCCAACACTGGGCTCAATAAATAGATCAATAAAACAAATAAAAACCAAATAATTTATAAAATAACAGAAAAACCAGAAAATCTTTTAAAATATAAAAATTTAGACCCCGCGAGTATGCTTCCTCCTGTAGCTGTACACCCACTACCTGCCCAAATGGGCTTGGAAAGTGGTGTGTCAATACAGAAAGGAAGTGACGCTCAGTCCCAAAACATGAAATTTTGTGACCAGCAGGATGACTTCACATGCACCATCAAAAGTGCTATAGAGTCGACTCGCATGGGCCAAGACACGGTAGATGCAGAACTAGGAAATTTCTTTTCTCGTCCTTTGAAGATAGGGAATTTTGTGTGGCCAACAGGAACAGCTTTCGCTACTTCCTTTAACCCCTGGTTTCTATACTTCTCCAATTCGAGAGTCGCCAATCGTATTACGAACTTCAATTTGTTGAGATGTAATCTCCACTTGAAATTTGTGATTAATGGCAACAGTTTTCTCTATGGAAAAGCTATTGCGGCCTATCTACCGATGGAAATGTATGACTTCGTGTCAGACTTATCCTCAGTCGCGCCCTATACTCTTGTACAACAATCGCAGTTTCCTCACATATACATTGATCCCACTATGTCTAGGGGGGGAGAGATGGTGTTACCATTCTTCTTCCACCAAAACAATCTAACCGTTCCTACCGAGGAATGGTCAGAGATGGGACTTGTACTGTTGAGGCAATTGAACAATCTGAAGCATGCCAACGGAGCTACACAAAATATTAGTATTAGTGTCTTCGCCTGGGCTGAGGATGTGCACCTTAGTGTCCTTACGTCAAGAACACAAGCTACGCTACCTCCCCAGATGGGTATAGAAACAGATGAAGCAAATGCGAAAGGGGTTATTTCCGGACCAGCTACAACGGTCGCCGCTGTTGCGGCATCATTGTCGTCTGTTCCTGTCATAGGACCATATGCAATGGCTACGTCGAAAGCCGCCACTGGTGTGGCGGGGATCGCTAAGATCTTGGGCTATTCTAGACCAACGATTACAGCATCTCCCTTACCACTAAATCCAGTCACGCACGCGAGTATCGCGAATACGACGACGCCAGATACAGTGTCCAAGTTGACAGTTGATGACAAACAGGAACTAACCATAGACCCAAGAGTCACAGGTATTTCCGCAGAAGATCCTTTGGTAATAACCAACATATCCACTAGAGAGACGTATCTTACGAATTTTAAGTGGCAGATTGGTAATCCATCGGAAACCTTCTTGTGGAACTGTAGAGTTTCACCAATGCTCTGGGCATACAACCCAGTTGCGTTTTCGTACCATTTTCCTGCATGCGCTATGGCAGCGCTACCATTCAAATATTGGACCGGCTCTATTAAGTTCCGATTTCAGTTTGTGGTATCTTCCTTTCATAAAGGTAGAGTGCGGATTGTGTACGATCCACATTGGTTAGCTACAGATGAATACAATATCAACTACATGGAAATTGTGGATATAGCCGACAAGGCTGATTTCACGATCTCCATTGCTAACGGTCAAGCCGTCTCCTTGCTCACACGCCATGAGCCTGGAGTCGATTCCGTAACGCAGTTGTACTCCACTACTAAGTTCCTGTCAAAGGAACAAGGAAATGGAGTTATTGGAGTTTATGTTGTAAATGAGCTCACTACACCGAATTCCACCGTGAATAACGACATTGAAGTCAATGTTTTCGTTTCCACAGGTGAGGACTTTCAGGTGTTTGTGCCCACAGACAGTTACTCTAATTTTGTATTCAAACCTCAGATGGGATTCGAGATCGCTGATGCAGAGAACTCCGATGAGAAGGATGCTCCAGCTCAGATGATGTCATCTGAGCTTGGATCCATGCAAACGCCAAACACTGACCTTACTAAGGTCTTTATCGGCGAATCTATAGGCTCTTTTCGTTCATTACTGAAGAGATATAGCCTGCATACTTCTATCGGACCAGCGGAACCGAATTCCCACAAGACGTTGTGGTACAAGACATCTGGCTTCCCTTACTACAGGGGGAAAGTTTCAGGTGCTATACACACGACATCTCTTGGAGCCCCTTATACGTATTGTAATACATTGTTGCTACATTGGATTACTATGGCATTTCAAGGGTGGAGAGGATCTATAAGGCGTAAGATCTTTCTCAAGGGTAGTAGGTCCGTAGACGCTACCCCTCCGTTCATGAGTGTTCAACTGACAGAAAATGACTACTATGGTTATAGCGGCAATATTTCCTCTGTGGCAACGTCCACTGCTGGAGCTGCTTATCTATCAGTTAAAACCTCTCTCATTCCAGCGAAGTACACCCAGGTACCATTAGGTACTTTGGGTTCCGCGCTGACTAGTGGGAGATTACATGACACCCTCGAGTTCGAGGTTCCTTTCTTTTCGGAATATCGAATGGTGCCTGGTAAGACACTGAACTGGACTACATCCGCTATACCACGCGTCCGTCCACATGGTTTTGAGACCATTATGGATTCGACGTGGGGTACCACCTGTCTGGCCAACTTTTATGTTGCGACAGGTGAGGACTTCCAAGTTTACATGTTTACAGGACTCCCTCCTATGTATTATGAGAGCGCCCCGCCGGCGCCATCTTAATCATAGTCGAGACCCGTGGTAACGGGCATACAAATATACCAAGTTGATTTGTCGACTTTAAAGGCAATACCCCTGGTGTGACACGTAGATTGTCCAGTGAGAGGTGATCTAACTAAGTTAGGTGCATCTCTGCATTGGCCAACATGCGTGGCGCTATTGCCAGGTCCCGTGCGCTCGAGGAAAGAGAGCGCCTAGAAGTTTAGTTCAATCTAGTCATAACGAGAATGTGAACGGGCAGCACGCGGCCAACAGCGTGACCGGGTGAATGAACACACCTAGAAATTAAACGAGGACCCCAACTAGTTCTATCCGTCATAGTTGGAAGTGAGGAAACACTTCAACCAAACCCATATGCTCGATATGTGATAAGAGACTTAATAAAATACGCTCCAGTGGCTGGAGCGGGCGTTGAAAAGCGACCGGACTATTCGCCGTATAGAACAAGTGCAATTAAGCAGGTTGTCTGTCTCGCGACATAGTCGCGACGCAGATCCCGTGGACGTAAGTCCGGGTCCTGATAATGAGTCACAAGTTTTACTAGCGGTAGCCCAAAGTCTGTCGTAAGACAGTCCCGATTGCACCTCCTAGCACCAATTTTGGAGGGAGATGCATACCAAGGGCCATTAATCCA